AGGAGATCATGGTTTTTACACTGGAGATGCTTTATACTATACTCCAGAAAAAGTAGATCAAACAACTGTTAATAGACAAACTGGTATATCCACAACCAAGACAGTTCTTGGCACAGCGTTATTTGATGGAGATGATGGTGGAGAGGGTTTATATTTTGTAGAAAGAGTAACTCCAAGAAAAATTAAATTAGCAAAGAGTAGAACTGAACTTTATAATCAAAATTATATTACTCTTGCAAGTTCTACCCCTGTTACAAATAACAAATTTGATTTGTATGATTTTAGGAAAAGAACTCTTGAAACACAAAAACTTTATAGGAAACTTTTAGAACCAGTAGCAGCAGACACCCGTAATGTTACTAATCCGGGTTTAACTGGTATCTTAATAAATGGAGTTGAAATTTTAAACTACAAGTCAAAAGATGTAGTAAAGTATGGTGAGATTAAAAAAGTAGATGTATTGAATGGTGGTGATGATTATGATGTAATCAATCCTCCAATACTCAACGTAAAGGATAGTGTAGGAACAGGAGCAACGGGCACAGTCTCTGTCTCTGGATCTTTAGAAGAAATAAGATTAATTGACCCTGGTTTTGATTATCAAGAAGTTCCAAGAGTCACAATCGTCGGTGGTAATGGTAGTGGTGCTGAAGCTTCTGTTTCACTTAAAAGTGTTGAGCACAAAATTTCATTTAAATCAGGTTCTGCAGATGGTAATGTGGGTTTAGGAACCACAGGGTCTCTTCCATCGACGATTGGATTTGGAACATTCCACAAATTCAAAACTGGCGAAAAGGTTCTTTATATCTCAGAGAATCAAGATGTAGTTGGTGGACTTACCACTAATTCATCATACTTTGTATCTCAAGTTGGATTGACGACCATAAGGTTACACCCAACTCAAGGAGATGCTGTTTCTGGTATTAACACAATTGTTTTAACATCTTTTGGATCTGGTATTCAATTCATAAAAGCAGTTAAAGATAAGAAGATTATTGAGTCGATCACCGTTCTTTCCGGTGGAGAAGGGTATAGAAATAACAAGAGATCTATAACTCCGGCAGGCATTAATACTGCATCCAATATTATTACTTCAGTAAACCACGATTTCAACTCTGGGGATATCGTCAAGTACACTTGCAATGGAACCGCACCAACAGGACTGACAACTGATACTCAGTATTACGTCACCAAAGTAGATGATGATAGTTTTAAATTATCAACTGTAGGAGTATCGACTAACAAAGACAGTTTCTTTAAAACACAAAGATATATTGATATTTCTTCGGTTGGTGTAGGAACACACTTCTTTAATTATCCAGATATTGAAGTTTCTCTAGTAGGAAGAGTTGGTGTTGCATCAACTGGTAATACTAACTTTGAAGCACAAATTCAACCTATTTTTAGAGGACAGATCACATCAGTCGATTTGACCGAAAATGGTGTTGGTTACGGTGCCTCTGAGATTATTAACTTCGAGAGACTTCCCGAAATTAGTGTTGGTGTTGGATCTGACGCACAACTAAGACCCATTATTAAGAATGGTGCGATTGAGGAAGTAGTTGTTGAAAATGCTGGAACTGGATATATTTCTATTCCTGATATTAATGTAACTGGAGATGGAATTGGTGCAGTTCTAACACCAGTCTTAAAAACTGTTGGTTCCGGGTCAACAGAAACAAAAGCGATTGATTATATTAAAGTGATTTCTGGTGGTCAAAACTTCACTCAGGACACTACAATAGTTTCTGTAACTCCATCAGGTTCTGGTGCTCAGTTCTATCCACTTTTACAAGAGTGGAGAATTAATTTAGTTAATAGATTTTTTGAAACTGCAAAAGTAACCTCAGATGATGGATTTATAACAAGAGGTACAAATAATGCGTATGGGTTACAATACGCTCACCTGTACGCTCCTAGACCCCTTAGAGAGAGTGTTCACCCTAATGATCAATCAGGTAACGTTATATACAGAAAAAATGATATTGTTAAAGTTAGCGGTATTGAAGTAGAATCAACGAATCACTCGCCAATTATTGGATGGGCTTATGATGGCAATCCAATTTATGGACCATACGGATTCTCTGGTTTAAATGGTGGAGTTGTTACCCAGATGAAATCTGGGTATAGTGAGGACTCTCTTAGTAAATCACAGAGACCACCAATCAGTGTTTTCCCTGGTGGTTATTTTGTTGAAGATTATACTTATAAAAAGGTAGTTGATGAGTCTGTTCTTGATAGAAATAACGGAAGATTCTGTATAACTCCAGAATATCCTAATGGAACATACGCATATTTTGCTACAATTGACGATTCCCTTGCACAAGGTCAGGGTTCAGTTTTTGCTGGATATAAATTGCCAGTATTCCCATACTTAATAGGTGAAGCATATAATTCAAAACCGGAACCTTTTAACTTCAGTGCCGATTCTAATCAGGATGTCTATGACATTGAGGAATTTGAATATTGTAGAAACACTGCACCATATAATTTAATAGATGGAGATGTTTCATATCCATACATTTCTACACCTAACAAACTAAAACAAAAGGTTGAAGTATTAACAGTTACACCTGGTAAAGTTGAAAAAATTGGTATTGAAACCGGCGGGGATGGATACAAAGTTGGCGATAAAATTAAATTTAATAATACAAACACAAAAGGCACTGGTGCGATTGCCAAAGTAGCAAGATTGAAGGGAAAACAAGTTGAAAGTGTAAGTGTTGCCACAAGCACTATTACAGATATTGAGATTTATCCTGGTGCGAAAGATCAGTATATAATTTCAGCAAATAATCCACACAATTTTAAAAAATTTGATAATATTATCATTACTGGATTATCAACTACCTCGTCTAAAATAGGTGGATTTTATTCTGCCGGAATATCATCTAACAGATTAGCATTGGTTGGTGTAGGAACATCTTCATCTGGTATAGGTTCTGTTGGAGTAACTGGTATCGTAACTCACATCAAAGTTACTGGCAATTTAGATTATCCTCAAATTAAAGATAATGATATTCTTGGAATTGGATCCGAGCAAGTTAAAGTTTTAAATGTTGATATTTTAAATTCAAGAATTAGAGTCCTTAGAGGTATCAATGGTGTAGTTGGAGCATCTCATACAGTAACTAGTGTTCTTCTTGAAGATCCTAGAAGACTTACCATATCATCAGGATTCAGTACTACATATGCACCTAGATTAAACAAACAAATCTATTTTGATCCATCTGAGAGTGTTGGACTTGGTACTGCAGTTGGAGTCGGTATTGGATCTACAATTGTTTTCTCAAACCCAGGTGCAGGACTTACTAGGATTGATATTCCCACTAAGGGAATTTACATCAAAGATCATGGTTTAAACACTGGTGATCAATTAACATATTCTCCAGGAAACGGAAGCGGTATCGATGTATTAAACATTGTAGGTGCAGCATCTACTCTACAGGATAATCAAACTCTGTTTGCGGCTAGAATATCAAATGATGTAATTGGAATTGCAACTGTAAAGGTTGGATTAGGAACAACTGGATCATTTGTTGGAATTGCTGCTACTCAAAGAAATATCAGCACTCTTTTCTTCACCGGATTTGGAACGGGAGTTTATCATAGTTTCAAAACTAATTTCTCTGTTATTACTGGAAAGTTAGAAAGAAATCAAGTTACTGTTCAAACAAAACAGGCACATGGTATTCAAGGAAAACATGAGGTTGATGTTAATGTTAGTCCATCAATATCAACTACTGTTACAATTAAGTATAATGATTTTAACAGGAGAGTAGTTGTAAATCCAAAGAATTTTGCTGCCTCTGGTGTAAACACAACGACAAATACCATTACAATAAACAATCATGGATATGAGACTGGTGAAAAAATTATACACACATCATCAACGCCTGCTGAAGGATTAGAAAATAATAAAATCTATTATATTGTTAAGGTTGATGGAAATTCATTTAAACTCTCAAATACTGAATATGAATCTAAGTTAGAAAAACCTCAAACTGTTGGTATTGCTGGCACCTCTTTGGGTACTATTAATTTAATTAATCCAAAAATTGATGTTTACAAAGATTCTACGGTTGAATTTGATCTATCGGATTCATCACTTTCTTATACGAATCAAGGTATAAGTTATCCTGCTTTTGCACTAAACTTCTACCTTGATGAAAATAGAAATAAAATTTGGAATACAAGTTTTGATAGAAAAACTTTTGAAGTATCCAGAAGTGGTAAAGTTGGAATTGATACTGATGCAAAAGTATCACTTTCTGTTAACTCATCTATTCCAGAGCAACTCTATTACTCTTTAGATATAATTGAAGAAAATGATGTACCAGAGGTGAAGAGTGGTATTTTTACAGATAGAACTGTCACCTCAAATAATCAAATTCAAGTAAAAGAGAGTCTGTTTAATGGAAGATTTGCAGTTTCTGTTGGTGCTACAAACTCCTTTAGTTACTTTGTTGAAAAAGTTCCAGAAAAAGTCTCTTATGCAGGAACCATTTCAAAACTAAATTATACAACTGACTGCACTCATACTGATGGTGCTATCGATTCATTCACTATTTTTGATGGTGGAAGGAACTATTACGCTGTTCCAGGCATCTCAACCATAGTAGGGGTTGGAACGACCGATACTGGAACTGGAGCTATCATATCCGTAGAAAGTGAATCTATTGGAAAAATTAACTCAACTAAGATACTTAACATTGGATTTGACTTCCCCTCAGATTCCACGCTTAAACCAAGCACTAACATACCACAAGTCGTTACAATTGAGTCATTAAATTCTCTTGAATCTGTTGGTATCGTGTCTGCCGGACGTGGATACACCGTTGCACCAAAACCTGTAGTCATTGATGCTGTGACTAAAAAGCATGTTAAAGATGCTGATCTTGTTTATAGTTTAGGTGATTCAAACGTAAAGATACTTAATAATGCTAGAGGTATCAGTAACGTTAATCCAATAATTCGACCATCTCAAAATAGTAATGGAATAGGTATTGGAACTGTTGGATTTAACACGGTCACTCAGAATGTAACGATTGGCCTTGATACCGGATTTAGTAGTGGAGATACCTTCCCATTGAGGGTTGGAGATAAAGTTCTCATTGAGGGAGTCAGTATTGGTATTGGATCAACAGGACTTGGATATAACTCTGAGGGATATGAATATAAACTTTTTGAAATTACAGAGGTTGATGAAAACTTAGGTGGTATCGGGACAGTTACTTATAGCATGTCCGGTGATCTACCAAGCGGTATTTTAACTCCTGGATTGTATGATGCACCAAACTCTGTTGGTGCAAGAATTATTCCAGAAAGATATTTCCCAACATTTACGTCCATTCTCAAACAAAATGAGTTTTTTGATGGCGAAATTGTCAAGAGTGATTCTGCAGAAGGAATAGTCAACTTCTGGGATAAAAAGAATAGTCAACTTAGAATTGAATCAGATCAGGTTTTTGTTGAAAATGAAGTAATTAGAGGGTCTGCATCAAGAACAGAGGGACTTGCGCTATCTGTAAGATCATATGAGTCTTATCTTAAGATGGGTGCTATATCCAAGACTTTGAGAGGTCATCAAAATGACTCTGGTTTCTTGAATACTAATATGCAAAGAATTCAAGATAGTGACTACTATCAAACATTTGCATACTCCTTAAGTTCAAGAGTTCCTCTTAATACTTGGAATGATGTTGTTTCGTCAACTAATCATACTCTAGGTTATAAAAAGTTTGCTGACTATCAATTAGAAAGTACCGCTAATGTGTTTGTTGGATTATCAACAACTCAAACAATTGTAGATCAAGTTATCGACGCGGTTGGAATTGCTGATTTGAATTGTGTATATGATTTTGATCTTGTAAGCGAAAACTTCTTAAGTGTTGGATCTAGAGTATTATCAACCGAAATAAGATTTGCAAGCAGAATTCTTCAAGATTTCCTTGAGTCCGTTGGTAATAGAGTGCTTTCAATTGACGATATAAGCAGTCAGTTTAATAGTGATCCAAGACCTACACCGTTTAGTATTGCTAATACTTTTACGCTCTCTTCAAGGAGAGCTATGAAGTACATCACATATGTAAGAGATGCAAGGTTTACTGCACAAAGACAGTTAATGATTGTTGATCTTATTCATGATGGTTCTCGTGGTTATATTAACCAATACGGAAGAGTTGAAAGCACTTATGATCAAGGATCATTTGATTTTAATATCTCTGGACTTGAAGGACAATTGCAATTTTATCCAACTAAGTTTAAAGTAAATGATTATCAAATTTCTGCTATTTCTTACAATCTTGATGACAATTTGCTAAGCACAGGAACCACTGCAGTTGGACCCACTATTGTAGAGACTGATAGTGTAACGATTGGAACCGGCATTGGATCTACAACAATTGTTAGCATTGCTAGCACTCACAATTCTGTCAAGGTATTAGTACAAATTACACCGGATGTAGATAGTGGTGAGTTTGAATATAATAATCTTAATATTGTTCATAACGGCACTGATATTGAAATACTTGAATATGGTCAGTTGACAACCACTGTTGGTGATGATGCTGAAGTAGGTTTCGGCACTTATAGTGCAGCGATTAACGGTTCAAACCTAGAAGTTACGTTCCATCCTAACTCCGACGTTGGTATTGGTACAACTGGCGTGGTCAATACGATTCAAGTGGGTCTAGCAACAGCAGGTATCACTGGTATTGGCACATATAATATGAAACACGCTAGAATTGAGGGAAGAGCAACCAGTATTGCTTCTACAAGCTCACCCGGAATCCACACTGTAGCATCTTATCCAGATACTTATGACGTGGCATACTTTGTTGCTCAGGTTGCAGATACATCAAATAATCAATATATGATGACTGAAATTATCGCAGTTGATGATTTTACTGATGCTAGTGCTGCAAGAGAAACCTATGATACTGAATTCGGTGAGGTTGGAACATCAGTTGGTCTTGGAACTTTTGGAACTAGAGTTTCTGTTACCGGGACAACTGAATTAACATTTACACCTGCAGCTAATATTAACACTGTTGTCAATGTCTATATGAATGCTCTAAGGCATCAAGATGATGGTAAAGATACAATTGAATTTAACAATGCTGTTATTGAATCTGGTTTTGCTACTTATGAAGGAACTGAGAGAGACATTAAGAGATCTTTTGAATTAAAACACGAAACTAATAAAATCTTTGAAAGATCTTTTGAGGGTAATAATTCGACCGTTGTCAATTTAACCACAAATACAATTACACTTCCAAATCACTTCTTTGTAACCGGTGAAAAAATTGAGTATAAACATGCAGGTGCAGGTTCAACTCAAGCAATTGGCATTGCTTCAACCTCTTTTGTTGGTATAGGAACTACAACCCTTCTACCAGGTGATATTTTTGTAGTAAAGGTTACTGATGATGAAATAAAAATTGCTTCAAGTGCAGAAAAAGCACTCAAACCAATACCTGAGATCGTTGATCTTACAAGTGTTGGAATAGGAACTTCTCACAGATTTGTTGCAACAAACAAAAATGCTAAGGGTCTCATTGCAATTGATAACATTATTCAATCTCCAGTTGTTTCTACAGCGATTACAACAACACTTGCAGATACACTATTTACGACTGATGACACTCTTAAATTAACTGGAATTACTTCAATTTCTGGTAGCGACCTTATTAAAATTGGTGATGAAATTTTAAGAGTTGATGGTGTTGGTATTGGAGCAACAAATACCTTGACCGTAAGAAGAGGATGGTTAGGGACAGGAATTGGTGCTGGATCCACCGGCGATTTGGTAACAAAAGTAATTGGTAATTACAACATAGTTGACAACTCTATTCACTTTGTGGATGCACCATTTGGTAATACTCCACTTGGAACAAGTACAAATCCACCTGATGAAAGAGATTATATTGGAATTACTACAAGTTCAAGTTTCCAAGGAAGAATTTTCTTAAGAAGTGGTGTCATAAATGAATCAAATGATGCATATCACGAAAACTACGTGTTTGATGATTTATCCTCAGAGTTCAATGGTGCTAAGAAAGAGTTTACTCTTAAAGCAAGTGGTTCAAATGTAACTGGTATCGCAACTGAAAATGCAATTATTCTTGTAAATGATACCTTCCAGACTCCGGGTGGACTCACAGGAGTTGTCGCTCCTGAGGATCAACTTAAACAATACACTCTTTTAGAGAACGCTGGAATCACCTCTATTTCATTCGTAGGATCTGCAGTTTCTACTACAGCAGATGTAAGAACTTCCAATATTCCTGTTGGTGGAGTAATTGTATCGGTTGCTTCTAGCGAAGGATTTGGATATCAACCTCTTGTTGCTGCTGGTGGAACTGCTACTGTTTCTGTTGCTGGAACGATTCAATCAATAAGTATTGGAAACAGCGGTTCTGGATATAGAGCAGGAATTCAAACTACAGTAAATGTTGGAGTTGCCACCACATCGCTGACCGGCACTAACAAACTGAATATTGGAACTGCAACAATTAGCGGTGGGAACATCGTTAGTATTGCTATTACAAATCCAGGAACTGGATATACATCAACTAATCCACCTCTGGTTATTATTGATGAACCACTAAGTTACAGCAATATTCCACTGATTTACAGTTCTACTTCTGCTGGTCTTGGAACCGGTGCAAAGGTTGACATAGTGGTTGGACAAGGTTCTAGTGTAATTGATTTCACAATTAGGAATACTGGATATGGTTATGGAAATAATCAAACATTAACTGTTGCTATTGGCGGAACAATTGGTATTCCAACTGATACGACTAAAACCTTTGAAGAATTCAAGATTGATATTGATGAAATAGCAAGTGATGAATTTACTGGTTGGTCAATTGGTGAATTGCAAGTCATGGATAATGTTGAAAAATTTATCAACGGAACAAGAACTAACTTCCCAATTGAAGTTGATGGAGTTACCACTTCTATCGTGGCAGGTAAGGGATCAAAAGTTAACGTTCAAGATGTTCTTCTTGTATTTGTTAATAATATTCTTCAAGTTCCTGGTCAAGGTTACGTGTTTAATGGAGGGTCTCAAATTGAATTTACTGAGGCACCTAAGATAGGTGACACTATTGAGATTATTTTCTACAAAGGAACTGGTGCTCAGGACGTTGTTCTTAGAGAAATCATCGAGTCTGTAAAAGAGGGCGATACATTACAGATTCAAAATAATGACATCTTTACAAACGAAGAAGTGAGATCTGTTGACTTTGTATCTGGAACTGACATTGCAGAAACAAATCCATATGCGGGTCCAGGTAATATTCAAAACACTGCCTTATTGAGACCTGTTGTTTGGTGTAGACAAACTGAGGATAAGATTATTAATGAGAAAGAAGTTGGAAAAGAAAGAGAACTTTATGAACCTGTGGTTAACCCCACAGCACATATTATTAAAACAGTTGCTGTTGGTTCTACGCAAATTTATGTTGATACCCTTAGACCTCTCTTTAACATTCGCAATGAAATAGTAGACAAAACAAATCTCACTTTCCAGGATAAAGTTAAATTCATTCCTCAGGATGATAAAGTCTCAGCAGCAGGAACTGCAATTGTTTCTATCGCAGGAACCATTACATCGGTTGCAATTTCTACTGGTGGTGTTGGTTACTCAACTGCACAAGTCAGTTTTGCAAGCACAAACGGAGTTGGAATCGGAACAACAACAACTGCTCTAGGAACTGTTACAATTGGTGCTGCAGGAACAATTACTGGCGTAGCCATCACTAACCCTGGTCTTGGTTATACTCAAACCAATCCTCCGCTCGTTCTCTTTAGTCCTCCTACAAGAGGAGTTGAAGAAAATGAAGTTAATTCATTCAATGGTGATAATGGGGTGATTGTTGGATTCGGCACCACCTCTGTGGGGATTGGAACAACTCAGTTTATCTTTGATTTACATATTCCTCTCAATTCTTTCTTGAGAAATGTTGGATATAATACTGATATTGTTGCAACAGCGGTCACAGCAAGTTCATTAAGTTCTGGTGATTACTTCATGGTATTCAATTCAAACGTTGGATCTGCTGCAACTTCGATTACTTCTCTTGATACCTCTGGCAATACGGTTGGAATTGGAACTTCAAATATAGATAATATATACTTTGTACAAAGTGCAGAAACCGTTTATAGACCAACAGGAGTTAACTCTGAAGGTGTAGGAATCGGCACTTCACATATTACTAGAGTATTTGTCAATGTTGACAATAACTTCCCCTATGGAACTGGTATCCAAACATCTAATTCATTTGGTGAATTTAGTTGGGGAAGAATAGATCTCAAGTCAAGATCTAAAGTTACCTCTTATAGTGCATTTACAACAGGCGGTATTGGAGGTATTACAACCTCCACCTTCGTCCAAAGATCTAAATCACTGAGGTTTAAAGATTATGACATTTGACACTAATAAATAAAGAAAAAACTATGTCCAATGGCTGCAATTATAACTGATCAAATAAGGATATTAAACGCTAAGAATTTTATTGCAGGTGTAACCACATCTACTAATGCATATTATTCTTTCATTGGATTGACAAACGCAACTGATTATAGTTCTACGTGGGATCAAGACCCTCCATCACCAAAAGATAGTTTTGATGATGAGAATCAATATTGGGATTCTATGGTTGCGTTAAAGAAGATAAACGCATCTGATGTTAGGCAAGTTGTCACCAAAAGGAATTGGTCCTCAGGTACAACTTATGACATGTATCGTCATGATTACAGTAGAACTAATACTGCTAAAGTTAGTGGTGCGACCAATTTATACGCTGCCTCATATTATGTAATTAATAGTGATTTTAGAGTTTATATTTGTATTCAAAACGGGACGACTCCTGATACGCCAAATGGTAAACCATCTTTAGATGAACCTACCCATATTGATTTAGAACCTAGAGCAGCAGGAACAAGTGGTGATGGTTATCTTTGGAAATATCTTTATTCAATCAAACCCAGTGACATTGTAAAGTTTGAAGCAACTGCTTTTATGCCCGTTCCTTTAAATTGGGAATCAAATACTGAGGATGCACTTGTAAGGGATAATGCTGTTGATGGTTCAATTAAAGTTGCGACTATCACTGATAGAGGAGCAGGTGTTGGACCTGTAGGTGCTACACGTTATGCTAATGTTCCTATCAAAGGTGATGGAACTGGTGCAGAATGCACTATTGTGACCACAAATGATCAAAGGGTTGATTCAGTCACAATAACTAATCAAGGATCTGGATATACTTATGGTAATGTAGACTTAACGGCAGGAAACGTTCCAACTGGAACAACTAGACCTACTTTTGATGTTATTATATCTCCTCAAGGTGGTCATGGTGCCGATATCTACAGAGAATTGGGAGCAACAAATGTTCTTCTTTACTCTAGAATTGAAAACGATAATGATAATCCTGATTTTATCACAGGAAATCAAATTGCCAGAGTTGGTCTTGTAGAAAATCCTAGAACAACGTCAGACACTTTATTGTCTGCTGATAAAGCAAGTGCAGTTGGTGCTTTAAGATTAGCAGGAGCAGGATACAGTTCTGCTGCTTTTACTGCAGACTCATATTTCACTCAAACTGTTTCAACTGGAACAACTGCTCAGGGTCGAGTCATTAGTTATAATCAAACAACTGGTGTGTTAAAGTATTGGCAAGATAGAACTGTTGCAGGATTCAACACTGTTGGAACTGCTCAAACGACTCCTACTTATGGATTTGATTTAACAGAATTTACATCTGCTCCAGGAACTGGAGGTAGTTTGACAATCACTCCTACATCTGGTGTGGATTTGCAAATTGACACTAACTTTAGCGGTATTCAAACCACAATAAATAGTAGGACATATAATCTTGGTCTTACTTTTACGGATGGTATTGCACCTGCAGAAGTGAAAAAATATGC